TTTATTCTCCTTTTAAAGTTTGTATTTCGGTTTTTAGTTCATCTACTTGAGTAGAAAGTTCTTGTATAGCCTTTACTAAAATTGGTATTAATTGAGTTTCCATTAATTTTAAAGAGTTTGCATTTGATGTATTAACTACATGATCATCAGTCCATCCTATTGAGTTTTCTATTGCTTTTATTTCCTGTGCTAAAAACCCTAATTGTTTATCTGATGATTTTTTGCTGTGGTCTCTTTCACCATACTTTTCATGTGTATGTGGATAATAATTTGTTCTATTATCCCAAACATAAGTAACAGGTCGCATTTGATTCACAAAATTTAATCCTGCATTGTCAGGTAAATTTTCTATATCTGTTTTATCTCTTTCATCAGAACCTACAGTTAAAGCAACTTTAGTTTCAAAGTTAGTAGTAGAATTATTACCGATCATAATATAATTATTAGCTGCTACTATTTGACCCAATGCATCTACACCAGCATCATGACCAAGTAATACATTATTAGAACCAGTAGTTACCGAAGCACCTGATGAATGACCTATTGCTGTATTTTCATTAGCAGTTGTTAATGCACCTAATGAGTT